TCTGCACTTTCAAGTGCTTTTCCTAATACACAGTCGTATAGACCGTGCTGACGCATAAACTCTGGTGAGATAGCCTCTGCGTGTCCTTCCTTGCGTGAAGTTACTAAGTAGTCTCCTTCGTTTACCGAGCCAGTTACTAAGACTGGCTCTGCTCCTTGAATAAGCGGAGAGTCAATACCTTTTACTGCAATACCCATTCTCATATGGTCAGCAGCCTCTGTACAAGGTACGTTCTTGACACCCTTCCATACTAAGACTGTTCCTGTTTCGTACTCACCAACAGACTTCTCGCCTTCTGGGTTTTGTAGGTTCTTCTCGTGCTGACCTGCTGAATCAAGAATCTCACAGAATACTATTCTCCAACGATTATCTGCTCTACCTAAATCTCTTGTTCTATCTACGTCTGGTAAAGCATCTCCGAATACAACAAGGGTGTTGTTTATACTTGTTGTTCCTGCATAGATTCTTTCTCTCCAAGTGCCTCCAATTCGCACCTCGTGTCTATCAGAGTATCCGAGAATAGAAGAACTTGGCTCACCACCTTCTCCTGTTGCTCTAAATGCGATTACAGAAACATTATTTCCCGCAGGCGGTAGTCGTAAGTTTTCATTGTAGTTGTTGTAAACAGTAGCGTTGTTACCGTTTACCCACATTCCGTTTCCTGCCGATAGTTTTCCGCTAACAGATAAATCTCCATTTCTGGTGAGCGTGAACCTGTCAGCCGCTCCATCAGCGTGGAATCCCATATTAAAGTTAGTGTCCATAAACCACCACCAACCGTAATTTGCATTTACGGTGTTTGCAGTGTTTCTAACTTGAATTCCGTATCTCTGACCACTTGATGTTCTTAATGGATAGGCAGCACCAGAGTTGAAAGTTGCATTTATTCCTACTAATGCCCCAGTCATTGTGCCACCGCTCTTATCTAACTTGTTAGTACCAAGAGTTGTAATCTCGGTTCTATTATTAGATACATCAGTAGCTATTGTAGATACGGTAGATGTAAGGTTGTTTAATTCTTCTTGTAATGCATAAGCACTTGTATCAAGACTTACGTTTCCGTTAGCATCAGTTTTTAGTATACCCGCTCCGTATGAGTAAAGCCTAAGATTACCGCTTGTGTCTAATTTAAGTTGATTGCTACCACCTTTACGAATAAAGAAGTTGTTTGCTCCAGTTCCATCAAATTGTCTATCTAAAGCAAAAATATGCTCTGAATTCCCATCGCTGTCTTGGTAAGCAGTAATAGTGTTATTAGTATCATCAACGTAAATCTTTATGTTCTGAGAAGAACTACGACCTACGGATAAAGTACCTAAGTTTGAGCCACTGTGTATTGTAGCGTTACCTACAACACTTAGTTTCTCTGATGGGTCTGTAGTGCCAATACCAACGTTACCTGTATCGTGCTTTATGTAAATGTCATTGGTTCTTGAGTCGTTACCAGCCAAAGACAAATCCATGCTATCACCATTTTTAGGTGCTAACTGAGCAAATACATTTGTCCCAGAGTAATTTGGATTTACATAAAGTTGCTTTGTTCCTCGCTGGAATATAGCCCAACCGTCATTTAAAGCACCAACAGCATGGAATATAGTAGTTGGATTTGTAGTTCCAATACCTACTCTACCTGCGGTGGTGATACGCATTCTCTCGTTCTTATCGTTAGAACCTGTAGAGAAACTAACACCATCGTAACCACTGATACAGATTCCGTCTGGATAACTTCCGTTATGGTCTTCTACAGTGATAGATGCATTGTAATTAAATCCATCTCTAAAGAAGATTCCATTACCAGCACCTACATTTGAAGAGTTTAATCTAATGCTTCCTCTTGAAGAATCTACAAATGTACTTCCATTGATACCCAGACTACCTGCAACATCAAGTGTTTGCACAGGAGCAACTTTACCTACACCTACTTTTCCACCAAATGGTTGAAGCGCAATGTCCCAGTCTGCCGTACCAGCACCATTGGTAAATTGCATACCAACAGAGTTGCCGTTGTCCACTTGAGCGATAGCAAGTGTTCCAGAATTCTGAGAAGAAGGCTTGAAACTTGCAACAGCGTAGTTAAGCATTTGTCCTTTAGACGTAGCATTGTCTGTAATAGTTCCTGCTGCAAATACAGAACCTACTTGAATACCGTTAGTTGTCGTAGCACCTCTACCTGTAACTGTATTTAATGTATCTGTCTCAGTGTAGCCTGTAATATACCCTGCTCCGTTAGTTAGCTGATTATTGTTTGTAGGGATACTACTAGCTACAGTATCTATAGCAGGGAATACTTCTTCTTCTATACGAGTGTTTACAGCACCAATATTATTTGCAACCGTAGTAGAGAAGTTTACATCGTCTCCTAACGCAGCAGCAAGCTCATTGAGTGTGTCTAATGCCGCAGGTGCAGAGTCTACAAGGTTAGATATAGCTGTAGTTACATACGACTCTGTAGCAAGAGTTGGCTTACCTGTTATTCCAGACCAAGGAGTAGAATCTGCATAACCTGCTTTTACCTTAGACCAGCTATCCCAAGTACCGCTTTCCATTTGACGCATATACAGATATCCAACACCGCTTGTAGCCTGTGTTGTTCTTGGCATAAGCATCTCCATCGCATAGTGACCAGAAGAACCTGTATTTGTTCCGTAATCAGAACCTAAGCCAACACGAAGTTTATAGCCTCCTTGACTTCCATTATGCGGAGAGTTCGTTGTACCTGTATAGTATGTCCAGCCTAATAAAGTTGGATTGCTGTTGAGGTCTGAAAAAGAAGTATGTGCATTTCCTTTTCCAGCACCACCGTATCTTCCGTCACCTTCAGCAAGACTTAACTTGTCAAGTATTGCTGTACGATTGCTTGCAATCTGTGTTGTATTGTCTGTGACAGCTGTTGAAAGGTTGCCAATTTCTTCAGACAATGCTGTACTTACCGCATCAGCAGAACCAGCAGCGTCATACAGACCTGCGTGATTGCCCCAACCATAAGCGGTATCCCAGTTAGTTACTTTGCCTGTGGTTATAGTGTTACCGTTAATAGTGAATACACCGTCTTGACGGAACTTAAACATTTGAGTTCCATTAAAGTCAAACGTGAACTCATCACTGGCTGCTTCTGTATGGAATAATCCGTAGGTAGCAGCATTGTTTAGCACAATCATTGGCCTATGCTCGCCAGCACCATAAGGCACTTCAATACCACCAGTAGCATAAAGTCTACCTACTACGTTTGCACCGTCAGACTTTGTTACAATTTTAGCAGAGCCATTGTGGAACAGACTAAGTTCTGAGTTCTCTATGTATCTCCAAGCCCAATCATTGTTTTGGTCATCGTAAAGACCAAAAGCTCCTTCATCTCCCATCAACGCCCATTCAGCTGTACCGCTAAACTTGGTCATAATACCAGCGTAAGCACTTGAACCGTCACGGTTTATCTCAAGTATACCTGCTCTATCGGAAGATTCTTCAAGTTTAATGCCGCTTAGTGTGATTGCTGTTGCTGAGAATGTAGAAGGAACAGATGTTAGATAGCCTACTGCATCGTGGTCTCCCCATCCGTATGCTGTATCCCAGTTTGAGGTATTACTACCAGAAATAACACCTTTAGCACGAAGCATTCCTGTTGTTAAGTTTACAACAGTATCCTTAACAGCGCTAACCTCCGCCCTAGATAGTTCTGGTTGGCCTACCACGTTAGCGTCACCAATGACAGTCACTTCCAAACTGACAATTGAACCACCTTGAAGCAATAATTCTACATCCCCATTAGATATAATACGGACACCTTTAATCCACTTGTAATTACTGTTTGTGCTTAAACAGTAATCTAATACCTGTACGTGACCCCCACTACCTAAGTATCCTTCTGAAACAATAAAAGAAATTGAGCTATGTGCGTATCCACGAACGTGGCATTCTACAGGTGTAGAGCCACTATCGGTTGTTTGAAATATCTTGTACCACTCATCGTTAGATGATTCAATATCTACTGAATTGTAATTTACAGTTTTACCTCTTGGATACCTTGCATCACCCTCAGTCTGAGTTAGATATTCTGATGGTACAGATGTAATATAACCAGCACCATTGGTCAACTGATTATTGTTTGTAGGTATCGTTGCACTTGAATAAGCAAGAGTACCTAAGCTACCTGCAAGGCTGTCTAAGTTATCTTGTACGTCCCCTGCTTCTGAAGCTGCTGTGCCTGCCGCATCAAAGTCTCCAGTTGCGCTGAATGCCGCAGTGCCTAAATCTCTCTTTTCTACAATACCTCCTGTACCGTAGAACAATGCTGTTGTGTTGGTAGTAGTTGCAGATGCTCCAGAGACTTTAATCTCACTCATAAAGTCGTGAGTGCCATCCCAAGAAAAATCTGAGTCTACATATCCACCATTAATTGAAACGTAATCGCTATTGTGGTCGTGTGTAGAAGAAGCGTATGTACTTGTATCTACAGAACCATCAGCTTTCAAGAAACCTGTAGCGGCTGTAGACGTTTTAAATCCAGTAGCTTGGAAGTATCCACCTGTATCAAACCTACCTATTTCTGTAGAACCGCTTTTAAACTGAATGATAGCCTCACCTTGGTCTGCTTGGTAGGTTGATGTTATAGTTATTAGGTCGTTTGATGTCCCAGACAGACTTGAGTGGGTGTGGTTTGCAGCAGCAAAATCACTAAAGCTTCCAGACTCAACCGTACCGTCAGACTTAAGGAATCCTACCGTAGAAGCACCTGTTTTGAATCCGTCAGCGTAGAAGTAACCCTTGCCTGTATCTGTTACTTCAAAGTAACCTCTCTCAGTTCCAAGATTCTGGAATGTAGCAATCTTCTCTGTTTCTCCTTGTTGAATCTGTTCTTGGTTGTTTATGTAAAGAGTACCCTTTACAAGAACTGAGTTCTGGAATGCCGCAAGACCGCCAGAGGTAATCTCTAATAGATTTCCAGTACCTAATACACTTCCAGCGGATAACACAAACTTGTCGCTGTCAGAGTTGTCTATACCAAGAGTATAAGACTGGCTACTAATTTTAAACTGCATACTGGCATCACCAGTATTACCGTCTTCAATCAAAAGCTTTGGTTCAGTAGTTTGGTAGTCAAAAATGTGAAGCTTTGCATCTGGAGCTACAGTTGTTTGGTATGTTCCAATACGAACATCACCAGAGTAGTAAATTCCGCTACCACTTGATGCGGTGAAATATCCAGTTGCTGAGGTAGATATATAGTCAGTACCATCAACAGCCTCTACGATTTTACCGTTAGAATCCAATTTAAGCATTGAACCTGTGGTAAGCGTTGACAGAACTACGTCACTTAAAAACTTTTGAGACATAATAGTGAAATATGTTTGTGCTTACAAAAATACAAAAAAAAGAGGGGCTATTGCCCCTCTCAATACCTGTTAATCAGTCGGTTACTTTATAATTGACCTCCACTTCCAGAAGGCCCACCGCCATCACCGTGTGATACAGCTTTAATTACCTGCATATTCAGAATGTAGTCTCCGTCAGTTACAGCAGAGCCAAATGAAACCGTTACTTCGTCATCGGTTGTACGAGTAATATCTACCATAATATTTTCACCAGTAGTAGCATCCATTACTTGAGCAATAAAACGCTTAGTACCCATATAGTGTTCTACAGTGTAAGTATTGTTGGACTTGGTTACCCAAAGCTCTCCAACTGGTTGAACACCGCCAGAAGCCTCAAGTACGAGGGACATATTCTGTCCACCCATCAAGTTCTTCAACGTCTGAATACCTACCTTACGAATCTCACCTGCACCAGCAACGTCTTCTTCAATAAGTACGTTTGCTACATTAGACACGAGAGGAATAGTGTTAAGCTTTAGCTTACCGCCTACTTGCCATCTATCGTTTACATCGTCCCACAAGAAGGCTACGTTGGATTCTGTACCTCTGTCTACTTCGAAACCAGAGAACGTAGAGCTTACACCAGCACCAGTCTCTCCTTTGTTAAGAACGATTACGTTATCAGTAATAGCTGTGTTGGTGGTCTCAATACTTGTTAAAGAACCTTGAACAGTTAAGTCACCAGTTACAGTCAAGTCATCGCTAATAGTAATAGCACTTGTTGTAGCGTCTTGCGTGATAACAGAATCAGTAAGCTGTCCGTTTGTGTCATCCCACATCGTCAAGGTGTTAGCACCTAAACTTGCGTGGTTTTTAAGAGCTACTCCGTTAGCTTCAACTGAGATACCTGTTCCTTGACCTACGGTAATCGTTACAGAGCCACCAAGAGCCATAGCTCCACCAGAAGTAGAAGTAAGACCGTTCCCTTTAGTGACTGTTACACTGTCATTTTCAAGAGAAGCGTTAGGAATTTCGTAAAGCTCAAGAGATGTTCCATTGATACGGATACCAGTACCAGTAGATGGTGTCAACCACTGTGAAGCCGTTCCACTTGCATCGTAGAACATAATTGCATCTTGCACTGTTCCACTCTTTACTGGAGGTACAAGGTTTTCAATTCCTAAGTGGTTAAGTTCAATGACAGCGTCTCCACCAGAGCCACTTGTAATATACATTGTGTTTTTAACACCAGAAGACAAGCTGGTAAGGTCACCAGTAATGTCTACCCAAGCAGTGCCGTCCGCATCGTAAATGTAAAGCTTCTTCCCACCAGAAGAAGAGTCCCAGTACATCTGACCCTCGACTGGATTTGAGGGAGCGAGAGCCAATGAATGCATAACCGCATTCTTCAACTCATTTTTTTGCAGGTCAATGCTTCCGCTAATATCAAGACCCGATAAAAACTTAATAGCCATAGAGCTTTTTTTAGTTTAAGTAAGCGTTACCACTAAATGAGGCATTAAAACTTACGGTTAGATTATTATTATCTACATACTTTACTTCTCCAATAACCACATTGTCCCCACTGTCTACCACCGTCACTGATGGCTTCTTGTTGAGGTTATGGTTTATCTCCCAAACTTTAGAAGATTGATTCTGAGTGTATTCAAGGCTTGCGTCAGCCCTGCCAACAGCTTTTAATCCCCCAATAGTTACATTAGTGATGCTTCTCTCTGGCACGGACAGACTAATAGCACTCTTTTCTGGAGCGCTTAAGTTAACTGTCGTTCCGTTTTTTATTTCAATACTATTACTCACTTACATCTTCGTTTACTTGAAACACTCCGTAAATCCAAGTGGTAACAACTCCACTAAAAGTAGACTGCAGGTCGTACACGTACAGACCTCCATCTACACTTGCCATTGCTGTAGCTGATGCCGTAACTTTTAAGTTACCATCAACATCACCAACGTATGTAAAATCTGTTTCTGGAATAATATCTCCAGCTGAGGTATCTGTCTCTTTTACATCTAATTTCCAGTCGTATCCTGTCAAGTCAAATGCAGCTCCAGAAGCATCAGTAAAAGCCAAATCAAGGACAAACGTATCACCCTTGCGACAGGTAATGTCTACTCTTTTAGCTGCGTCTAAGTTTATCTTGTTTGCCATATTGCAAAGGTAGTAAATTACTGGTTATCAAGAAGTTAGCATATCCATAAGGTCATTGCCTTCGTCCCTCAACTCCTCTCGTTTTCCTTGACGCTGAGATAAAAGCTTGCTTTGTTCAACAGCTTGCTTTTTAACTCTATCGTCTTTTGCTTTCTCTTTACCGTCTTCAATTTCTTTTCTGAAATCCATATCAGCTTTTTTTACACCTGCGGTCATCTGAGCCTTTTGGGACTCAATCTGACCTTTAAGTTGGTATTCTAGCTGTAATATTTGAGCATCAGCTTGAGCTTTAGCTTGAATTTCAGCAATCTTCGCTTGTGACTGCATTTGAATCTCCTGCATCTTACCTTGGGAAGCTGCTTGAGCTGTAGCTTGATTCATCTGAGATTGCATCTGAGAATTCTGCTGAGCCATTTGCTGCTGCATACGCATACGTTTCTTGCGTCTGATAATCAACAGCCTTTCTGCTTGGTCTACATCTTTTAGCTGTCTTACCGCCATTGCATCTTCAAGGTCAATCTCTTTTTGAGATAGCGCAATCTGGATGTTTTGTTCTAGATAAGACTTTTCGGTATCATCCATTTCTGTTTGAACCTTAACTCCAAAGTTGTACATAGGCAAGTCTCCAAATGAAGACAATACTTCCATATTAGATTTACCAATAGCTCTTTCGTAAGCTTGAAATAAAACAGACTTAGGAGGAAGAATCTGAAGACATTTAACCACGTCCTCACAAACTTTACTATACAAATAAATAGCAGCGTTAGTAATGTCGTATATCGCATTATTTCCTGCGGCTAAAGCCTGTTGTCTCACACCTACTAATTGCTCTCCTTTTGGAGTAGAGCCATCCATCACTTCGTTAATACCTGTAGTATCACGTATAAGACGGAGATTATGGTTGTAAATAGCAATAAGCTCGTTGATATTCCTAATGCTATTGTCCAAAGAACGAACTGGAGGGTTCTGGAATCCACCTTCTGGATTCTTTGAACGATAGTAGAAAACACCTGTTTGTTCATAGATGTCTTGAATTTCTAATGGTTGTAGTTCACCGCCTTTGCCTAGCTGTACATTCTCAAGACCCTCGACATCTACAATTAGACCATCTGGTTTAGCTTTAGCAATAGCTTGCTGTAACTTTAAGTGAGAAAGTTGTAATTGGTCTGCAAAACCAATTACAGATGCAACTAAGGACTTAGGCATCATTCTACGAAGGTTTGTAGAAACAACTGAGTAAGATAATCTAGCCTTAGTTAAGTCGTGTACATTTTTAGGCACATTACGTTTCTGTCCGTATTCGTACATAAAGTCAGTACCTACAATGTAGCTACCCCCGAATACAGTCTGAATATTCATAGCGTATGGCTTTCTAGTATAAACAGACTCTTTAGGAGGTGAATAATCAAATCCTTTGTAGTAGAAGTTTGAATTGCCAAACTTAGAACCTTTTTCCTCAAACATCATATCATCAACAGACATAAACTCAAAGTCCATAACCTCGACAATAAACTCATCGTATCCGTAAGTTGTACGGTCTAGAGTCTCATCGTAGTATTTATAGCTTAATTTGTCTGCTCTGTTTTGATATTTATTCTTGACAGTGTTTGCAATTTTTTCATATTGCTCTTCAGTAAGCTCATCACGAGCGATACGCTTGAGTTCCGAGATACTAATCTTTTTGATGTGTCCTGCATAAATGAGGTCACTAAATGTAGGGTCTTCGGTGTAGCTATGGAAGAAATATGCTGGGTCGATATATTCTTCTGTGATTCCATAGTTAGGGTCGTTGTTTCTTTTAACAACGCCCATTCCACAGGTAACTAGGTCGTTAACTGCTCTACGGTATACACGCTGGTCAAAATCGTTCCACTCTAGAGTAATATTAGTACCAACTTGAGCAGCAATTTCAGCTGCTGTCTTAATGTTGGTATCCATAAAGATTTCTGCTTCTTCTGGAGTTTCTGGAATTTGATTTAAGTCTGTTTTTACATCAACGCCTTGTTGAGCTAGTTGAGTTAAAAGCTCTCTATTTTTTACCTCAAACATTTTTTTAGCACGCTCTTCATCTTTCTCAGACTGAGATAGTGGGTCAATGGCTTTAATGTTTGGATAAGGCTTTCTTGAAAGAATGTTGTTTACGACAATCTTAACGAATTTAGGTACGATTGGAACTGGAGACCAGTCCAAATTCAACAGAGTCCCATCTCCATTATTAGGGTCTAAGGAGTTTAAAATCTGTTTATATATAGAAGTGTCTTGAGTACCATTCGCATAATCACGATTGGTCTCAAAGTCTTTTAACCTTCTTCTAAATAAACTTCTTTCGTCATCCGAATGACCCCATTGTTTTTCAATAGCCTTCGCATACTTAAGACCGTAGCCCTTAGAGCTTTTCTTAGAATAGTGTGCAAATGGGTCTGGGAAATTACCGTATTTCCCATTGTTGTTGTTTTCGTACATATAGCCTTTCGCAAAATACTTCCTCGCAAATATACGAAAATAAACACCTGTGTATTAGCGCCTTATCTCTTGACTATAACGTCTAAAAAACTTCTTGTCGTCAAAATTAGATTTCTTTTTAACTTCTTTAAATTTTTGAGCGCCAAGGAGCGCTAATCCAGAACTAATGGTAAGGTCAAACTTGGTGCGGTTATCTATTTTATACCCAATCCAATCCTCTAGAGTCCTGTCAAAGTACATCTTACCCATTTCTCCAGTTTCATTGTTTATTCCTACGTGTTCTTCAACAAAAGCTTCAATAGCGTGTGCGTGAGCCTGTATTACATCTTGAGAGTTAGAAGGTATACCACGAGTTTTTGTATTTGAAGCGTTTGGAGACTTTAAATGCTCTGGTCGCTTCATAACATATTCCTCATAACCTCTTGATTCAAAATGTCTTACAATACCATATTTATTGTTTTCTATCAGAAGTGGGTATCCGTAGAATACCGCTGCCATTAAGATGTCTTCGTAGAATATTCGCGCCAAAGGAGGGCGAGAAGCGTATTCAGCAACAAACATATTAGCAGGAGCAGAAAGGTTAAATTTGTTGTAGAGATGACAAGCTCCCTTTGAACCTCTATTATCTGTTGTGCTGTCCAAGTCATAGCTATCGACACCACCAACACCAATATGGTCATTCGCTGGGATTTTCTTTCCATATTCCACTTTGTATTTATTTCTCATTTCTGGCTTTGGCATCCAAGATATACGCCATCTTCCGTTTTTATCTGGACTGAATATAACCTCGCTATCTTGAACACCTTCTTTCCAATTAAAGTTTCCTTGAACAACTGGGTGTGGGAATAACTCTTGATTGTATTCTACTTGTTCGTATATCTTTCCGATATTAAAAGTAGAGCCTTCGATAGAGTCACGCATAGCTTCATCCACAGTAAATGGAAACTGGCGTATAAATTCATTAAGTTCTCTAGCATCGTGCTTTAAAGCTTCTCTTTCATTTTTGAGATAACTCTTCGCACCAATGTCAACAAAGTCTCCATCAATCGTTTGAACTGGATTTTCTGGGTCTTCAACGATGGGGTTTCCGTGTCTGTCAAAGAACCCCTCCAAGGCTTCGTAGGCTGATACAAAAAGTCTATAAAGCCCAGTTTTTGTTCTTCCATTTGCATTTCTATCGTTAGGGTCTGAGTCTCTCCATAGTTCCTTATATTGATTACCGCCTTTTTCCATTGGATTCACAGTAGAACCAACAAGAGCTTTACCAATAATCTTACGACCTACAATGAGACAAGTACGCTCAATGCGCCAAGCCTCACGTATGTCGGTAGGTTTTTCCCACTTACCAGCTTCATCAAGATACATAAGATGGAGCTTCTCGCCATCATATGCATTATTAGTGGTGTTCTTCCAGTTTATAATTGTATTTAGAGCCTCTCCCTTATTTGAGGTTTTATTGTTTTTCGTGATACGTTTAGACGGTTCACGAAAAGCCAATTCCATACGTGGGTTTGTAGTACCGTCTTGAATAGGCTTGAAGAAGAATGGGTATGATTTAAACATAGGTACTACCTTCTTCATAAAGATATTCTCCTGTGCGTCCTTACCTGTCTTTGACTGTATACCAAGCAGTTTATCTTTTACCTGCGTTCCTTCGTCTACAAGTATTGCGGCAGACATATTAGTGTATCCAGAACGTCTACACTTCGTATACATTTGTCCTATAGAACGTGGGTCTGATTCACAGGCGGCAAAATGAATAAACAGCCTTCTTTGAAACTCTAGGTAAGACGCATATCCAATATCCATTTTACTCCACTGGAGCATCATATAGTGTCTCCCTGTAATGTAGATGCGCTCACCATTATTAAAGAACCAAACACCTTCACGCCTACGCTTAAACTCTTGCTCGATATATGGAGAAAACCTTTTTTTAAAATCGGATGGCATTTCGTACCACTCATCCATAGAGCGAATCCTTTGCAATTCTGCTGGCACAGGAAGTCTTTGCCACATTTGCATATCCAGCTCGATTCCATAGTTGAGTATTTCTTTATCTGGGGGAGCTTCGGGAAGCTGAATATCAAGCCCACCGATTTCGATGACCTCACCAGACGTATCGTTGGGGCATATATTAATAACGTACTCATCATACCCTTCAACTTTTTTAAGTCCTGCCATTTCATTTTATTTTATTCCCAATAGAGAAACCTCCACTTACTTTGAGAATCGCTCTGCAAATCCTCCAGAGTAGTCTTGCTCTTCTTCAAGACCTCCTGTTTCTCTAAGTTCTCTGACCATTTGTTCGAGTCTCTGGTATTCGATAAGGAGTTCTTTTGCATCTGTTGCTGTTTGTTTTATACTTTGTAATTCTGCCTTTCGTTGAGAACCAGAAAGCTCAGCATCTACAGGTTTTCTGATTTCATCAATCATATTGTTGATGGCAATCTCCATCGAAGACAAAAGTCTTTCCGAAGCCTCTACTGTATTGAATTTAGTTTTCTTCCTTGACATAAACTAACTCTGTTGTTCTCATACGATACACCTTATCTCCATTTAGGAGTTCCATTTCGTATTGAGAATTATTCGTGTAACCCACCATATCACCAGACTTCGCTCCAATCCATTCTGAATCTCTGGATATCGCGAGTAGTTCTCCTTCCAGTTTAGGTTCTTTCTTGACCTCAAGAATAATCCCAGAAGCAGTTGTTGTTTCTTCCTCCTCATCTGGGGGTAGAACAAAACACCAATCCCCAAGCATAGTAATATTATCAGCTTCGTCTTCGATTGCGATAGCGTGGTTTCCATATCCACCAAATGGGTCGTAGTTAACAAGGTATAGGTCATCACCGATGTCGTACATTTGCTCCATCACAACGTGGTGGTGGAAATATAGTATTTGCCCAATATATGGGGCTTTTTTA